GAGTAACGCTATTGCTGCGATTCCAAATGACACCTTTGTTATCGTTACAAACTACGACAGTATTGGGGTAAACCTAGCACCAGTTAAGAATGCACTAATTTCATTAGGTGCCAATCCATTCACACTTGATCAAATAACGGGTCGGGATGCATACATTTTAGTTGGTCAGAAGGGGATTGGTTCAGGTCGTGGTATAGAATTGCATGCAACACCAGATACTGGACCAAATGGGGCTAAGCAAATCATGCTTGCAGTCCAAGTAGTTAGTGGTATCCCGATTGGTCTGGCAAACAATAGTGGAAACTTACAAAAGGTTTTAGAAAACCACGCACAAATTCTTCAAGAAAAAATTACAAGATCTGATGCGAAAGAAGTATTTGCTGAGGAAATCAAAGTTTTTAAAGCACAACTTGATACTTTACGTTACTCAGAAGAGAACTGGATTTTACTTGGTGATGATACTAAAAATTTAAGTATTTCTACTGGTACAAACCGAACTGTAGCTGTTTGGGAACTGCAATATAAACACAAGGAAATTCCAATTGATAAGGGTGATCCAATAGTTGCGAGAATCAAATACACAGCAACTGCAGGATTAGTTGGCGCTACATGTAGTATTCAATTTCATGGTGCAACTTATAGTGTAGGGTTGCCTTCGTTTGTTGTAGCTGCAAGTGGTGAAATAGAACTTACTGGTATTTTCCCATCTGATTTAAAAGCCTCTGCTTTTGAAGCTATTCCATTGGGTTTACGGTTTGATAATGCTCCATCTGGTGGAACATTTACTGTAACTAATATGTTTATTAGCCGGGGTAATTCAGCGCCAAATTTTAAGGGCGGATTTAGATCGTCTCTTAAACAAAATGCTCAATTTGTTGAAGATACTTTTATCAAGGCTGATGTAAATAAAGGGGTTATAGCTCAGCAAATTCAACAATATGATGCAACTGTACCTGGTGGTTTATCTTCTGTAGTAAAAACAACAAAAGCTACAGCTGACCAAACATCAAAGGATCTAGCTACACTTAGAAATACTGAAATTTCTCAGCTTCAAACAAGTACAAATAATCTTGGTTCCGCATTAGAAAACACAACAATGCTGGCGATGATGATTACTAATGGAAAATTGTTGCAGGGAGACGTAAATTTCAAAAAAGGTAACAATGGTGTATCTGTCTATAACAATGCCGGCAATGGGAACGTGACAGTTACTCGTGTCGCGAAAAGTGCTGATAACCCAACTACATCAACCTATGAAATTGAAATTAAAACCATTGGTGCTGCCAGCCCAACATGGGGTGGATTTGTTCAACTCGTTTATGGCCGTGCAAATGCTGTTTTTGTTATCAAGTATTTAATCAAGCTACCAGTTGGATATAAATTGGTGAATGCTGGTAACGCAATGGGGACAGGGGCAATTGATCGATTCATTGGCAATACTGAGGGTACAGGCAAATTCGAAACATATATTCGAATGATTAAATGTGGTGCTGTAGGTTCTTTCTCTAACTCAGGACATGTTTATGTGGCGGGAGGATCTACACCAACAGCTACTGCGCCTTTAGTTTGGACCTTAGCCCAAATCGAGCAATATGACGTTACTGATTACGCTTCAGCTGACCCGACTTTACAGGACTTTGTTTCTTCAGCCACAGACTCTATATCAACATTAACGAACTTCAAAGAAACTTGGGCTGCCAAACTTACTGAAATGTCTTCAAAATTAGACAGTAAAAACGGCGCTTATATTTTGAATGCGGATATAACAAATACTAATGTTGAGCGTGCAATTGCAGCATCTTCACAGAAAATTACTTCTGAATATACCAATGCTATGAGTGTGCAGCCATTGAGTTCAGGTGCAGGGAAAATTTTCGTTAAGCCTTTAACTTGGCGTCAAGCAATCACTACTTCGGGTACATTGGTTATTAAGACACCAATTACAGTTGGTGCGTACATGACCAAGGTTAAAATTTCTGGTTATAACTACAATAACAAAGAAGATAATATTTTCGATCTGGATTTGGCATTTTATGCATATACGTCAACAGTGCCATTTTATTCGAATATGACCTCTCGTTCTTTTGGTATCACTTTAGATGAAAGTAATGCTACGACTAAAGGTCTAGCTTTAGCTTTAGATAGCAATAATAAGGTGTGCATCTTAATTACCAAAAAAGATGCTTGGTCTTACCCAGCAATTACAGTTGAGTCGGCCACTATTACTCATACAAATCCGCCAGATTACTTTAAAGATGGCTGGACGGCGGCCATTGAAACAGATTTATCAGTTTATAAGTCAGTTACGCCGTTTACAGTGACTTCAATGATGGAAACCACTGCAGGTTCACAAGCCAAAGTGGATGTTCCAATGGCTCAGTTAAGTGATATTGCTGCTGATAATAAACTCACACCAGTTGAGAAAAAACAGGCGAAGTTGGTTTGGGATACACTTTATCAAACTGATGCAAGCTTGCGAGCTGAGGCGGTCACATATGGGATATCTTCTGCTGCTTATGCAACGGCATTTAGTACTTTAAATACATATTTGGCAGCTTTATTCGCAAATATGAATGTAACTAGTACGATTGACCGAAACCAGTTCATTACTAACTTTGCTAACGTGCACAATGCACGACAAGCATTAGTACGTGCAATATCGGAGAAGGCTAAAGAAATAGCTGATACTGCCAAGGACATAGCTTCTACTACAAAAGCGACATTAGAGCGTGATTACATGACGTCTACCAAGACGAATGAAGCAATCGCATCTTCAACAGAAAGAATGTCTGCACTGTATTCTGCAAATGGTCAAAAGATCATGGCTTCAGTACTCGAAACATGGCAAAAAGATTGGTTAGTAAAAACACCAAGTGGGAATAAGACTGAACTTAGTTTAGTTGCAGATGCAACATGTCGTGGAGGATATGCACTAAGAATTGGTAATAACGTAGGTAATGATGAAGCCTGGTTAAATTGGTTCACATCTTTGCCTATCGATGACAATAAATATTACCGAGTTAAGTATAGATTCCGCCGTGTAAGTGGTACCGGAGTTGTTTATGTTGGTGCGACCTGTCAAAACGCCAATAAAACAAAATATATTGCTCAAGATAACTCTGAAATCAATGATATCGGTTCAAGTCATTATTTAGTTGCAGGTACCGCACCAGCGTTGGGAACTTGGATAACTGGTACCGCTTACTTTAAGGGCCGATCTGCTGGTGCAAGTGCAGGTGCTGGCACTCTACTAAGCCCTAAAACATTCGCAAACAAAGCTGCTTTCTTTACACCTGTATTCATTGGTAACTATTCAGGTAAAGCTGGTGAAGTGGATCTAGACTTTATCGATATTGAAGATGCTGACAACATAGCTGATTTCGAAAATTTCAAAACCACATATACAACTGATGTGGGGGCATATGCTGGTGCATTACAAACTTTGGTTTCTGTTTACGGCCAAAATGCTATCAAGCTTAAATCACAAGCTGACTTGATTGATGGTGTGAAAGGTAAATACGTAATGGGTATGGACAATAACGGTGTGTTTACTGGTATGTCTATGGTCAGTGAGCAAACAAATGGAACTGTGCTCAGCTCAATAGGTTTCCAAGCGGATAGAATTTTCTTCACAACTGGTTCTTCTTCTACTAAATATATGCCGTTCATAATCCAAGACAATCAAGTTTTGATGAACAGTGATGTATTTATTAAGAATTTGACAGCCGCAAACTTTAAGGCCAAGTCTCTTACAGCTGAATTATTCAATGTTGACAAGTTAAGTGCCATAACTGGTGAACTTGGGACTTTAATTACTTATAAAGATCCTAGTCAGCCTCAAAAAGCAAGAATGGTCATTTCAGGGACCGCTTTAAAGTTATATGACGATAACAATATTGAGAGAATTTATATTGGTTTATAAATGGCTACATTCTTATTAAGGGACCTCGGTGGCAACGTGGTCCTTGATCTAACATCTAATCTTAGTATGTATACAGAAACGTTAAGTGTTGTCCTCCCGAAAGGTTCATCTATGGACACAATTGTACGAAAACTAGATACTGCTGAAAATCATCCAAGATGGTGGGCTTATGTAGCTTCTGGTGAAGTGTTATCTGCCAATAGTGCTGTAGTTGAGTCTTATTCAAATGGTATGGGATGTGCCATTTTGACTAAAGCTATGGCTATTGAGGCTAAGCTGGGCGATAAGATACTTAATCAAATGGATGATACTTCATCTTATTTATTAATTTATGATTGTAGAGCTTATTACAATACAGCTTTTCAGCAAACGGTTAGTATTCATATAGGTAAATGCTAATGGCTGAATACATCAAAATTCTCAATGATAATAAAGTGACAATAATTGACGACAGCTATAGAAACTTTCACCTTATAAATAAGTTTGTTAGGGAAGTCGCTTCTTCAGACCCATTACCTCCTGCAGTGCTATCTGTATCTGGTTACGTTAAGTGTCATGTTTTGAATGTTACATCTTTACAAAGACCAATTGTGGTATTTACAGGCGTTTCTGTGATGCAGGTCAGATATGAAGAAACTTCCACAAATAATTGGAAAATAACTGTAATTTTTGACACCTTAGACGACCAAGGAGGATTTAAATATAAGAATACTTTTCCTTTTACAAAAGCAACTTATTATGTATTTGGATTAATTACTTTATTAGAAAGTGGTCATTCGCCAAAATTACTAATTAAGAATGGTAAAGGTGAGATTGTATTTTCTAACTCCCACAATCCTTTAAAAGTAGTTAAAGCAGAAACTTTTTATTTAAAAGGCAGTGCAAATTATTTTAGCTCATGGTTATCAGATATACCTGATTATAATGCTAATAAGACTTATGGCTTGGCTTTAGCTTGTCCAGCTCATTATGAATATTATTGGGGAGCTGGTGGTTTGAGTTCTTATATGCATTCATACTGTACTATAAAGACTAACTCATATAGTGATCCAACTTTCTCAGGTAAGATCCTTCGGGGATATACGATACTAGCTAATGGTATGAATACTTCAGCTAGTCTCTATTCTCCATTTCATAGTCATTTAATAGTTGATATTACTGGCTATTAAAAAGCCCCTTATTAGGGGCTTTCATGTTTAAGCAGGCTGATCATTAACTGGTGGTTCTTCTACAAATGTGTAATTTACTGCTACCGACCCAGTCTCTAAATCCCAGCCTAGATTTAATGTTTTGAAAGCAGGACGGTTGTTAAAACGTTGCGCATTGACGATGTCTTGGGTTTTTTGAGCTAATTCAATATCCAAAGCATTAAATACTTTAACTTCGGCCATGAGCTTTTCCTCTAATTAGATAAGAAATTTGTTCAGATAGAATTGCATGCAGTTAATTAATGGAATCTGTACGGTTCCAATTAACTTTGGAACCCATCTAAAAGTTAAAAATTATTAGTCATCAAAATACTTAATTATTTAGGTATTTTGGCTTAGTTATGTCTTCTCGGTTCTTATCGTTGTTACTCGGTGAAAATGTTAATTCATATGATCAGCAATTCGATACGTCTAATCAGGATGCAACAGCGCAGCTATATGAAACTATGGCTCCGTTTTCACTTGGGACTAACCAAACCAAAGCCAATAAGAAGCGTACTCGAAAAGAAATTCTTACTAAATGGGAGAGAATGTTACGCTTTGCACCTATCGCAGAGGGTATGGGGATTCATGTTTCTGCAGCCTTAGGCGGAGATTCTTATAGCGGCCAACAAGTCTTTATTACGCCCGCAGAACGGTTAAAAAAGGCGAATGGACCAGCAGCTGAAAAACTAAAAAAACAACTAGATGAGCGCCGTGTAAAGATGGAAAAGCTTATCAATAAGTATTTAAGCAAACTTGCCCGAGATGCTATTTCTTTCGGTGATTCCTATGCACGTATTTATGGGAAAAAAGATATAGGTGTAATTGACCTCGTATGCAATGAGTATACATATCCGCCATTAATACAACCGTTCGAACAAGGCAGTAAGACTGTCGCCTTTTTTTGTTTAGATCCTCGTAATTGGCAAAAAACTATTACCAAACTGAATACTATTCAAATGGTACGTTTCAAAATGCCCCGTATGAGCAATATTGCTCAATATGAGCTTGTTGAAACTGGTCTTGTCACGAAAATGTTGGAGGGTGATGATCCAGATGAGCTACCAATCTTACCAGCGCATTTAGGCGGCTCATTTCTTTATGAGATTGAAGATATTTATGATGATGTAATCCTCGCTTTGGCATCAATGAATAGCCAGCAAATTGCAGATACCGTAAATCAGATGTTCTTGACAGTAAATATGTCAGGAATGCCGCCAGCACAACGTCAAGCCTATATCCGTGGTTTAGAAGGTTT